AGCAATTCTTGGGTTTGCCTTACCATCGATTTTCAGAATACCGTTGATACCAGCGGGTATAGTAAAGCTACCGTCTTTGTAGGATTCCTGCCACATTACTTGTGATACAGCACCAATAGCATTACCAATGTTGGTTTCATGGTCACAGTTTACTGTTTGACCAAGCAACATCTTCATAGAAGCCTTTAGTACTCCATTCTGACCAAAGTCTGTCGGGTTCCAATTCTTAGATACAATCGTTTCTGAAAGTAATCTGAACATTGGTTCGATAAACTCTTCGTCCTTAGGAGTTAGTTCCGATTTGTCTAGGTTGGGATAGTAAGTATTATAATCTATATCCCCTCCCCAAAACCCAAATTGAGCAATGGAATCCGGTGTAGGGTTTTTCCATTTGTAATAATTCTCTGAGAAAGCCTTGGCTCCCACTGCTTCTGGGATATACCCAGCCATAATGGTATGGCCTTGACCTATCACCATAGAATCAAGATGCTCTTTGTTTTTCTTTGTGAATTTACTCATCTTGCTTTAGTATTTTGGTCTCCTCGAGAAGGAGCCGGGTTATTCTTATCTCTTGACCTACGAGCAGATTGGTTTTTATCATCTTGCCTTTGTTTCTTCTTAGTTCCTTCTTGGGGGTCTATATTACCTCCCTTAGCAAATTGGTCCTCAAGTGAAACTCTTGGTTCTTTCTCATCAGGAGAATCATAACCCATTGCCCAAGCATATTGCTCTTGACTAATGATACCAGCCTTATACAATAAGTCAAGGTTCTGTATCTTATACTGAAGACCTTGTTGGATTTTAACTTCATCAGAAACTGTAGAAGTTCCCCAATCAATCTTCATCCCCTTATTATTAAAGCCTGCCAGACGCAGTTCTAGAGAATAAAGTCGGTCTAATACATAAGCTACAAGCATTTGGATATTTTTTAACTGGCTAATCATCTTAGACAGCATTATACCAGTTGCACCTTCACCAGTAGTAGATGATACCCCAATGATAGAGCCATTAACTCCCAACCCATTTGCTACAGATTGTTGGTTCATATTCCAAGGCTTCTCGATATTACCGAGCTCCTTAGTAGTAGAATTTAGTTTGAATTCATGGTCATCTATGTAACCAGCAACTACCCCATCCTTCATACCCTCTTTAACATTACGTTTAAGGATATTAAGTTCATGGTATAATCGGGATTCATAAGCTTTTATACTCTCATTTGGTCTTTGTGGAGATTTCTGCATCTTAGCTTCTAAGAAACCAACCATACCACAAATCTCCATGATATGTTTGAAGTTAATCTTCATATCATTTTGTCCTTTGAGAGAATCCAATGCAGGCATAAATGGAGGAACTCCATAAGGTTCATCGGTATCATTGAACATACCAACATAGAAGTAGGTTTCTGGGTTAAGCTTAATGTAATCTTGTTGCTTAACAAAGAAATTTATATTCTTTTGGTAAGGAGCATACACCCCATTTAATTCACGTTTAAACTTGATGTGTTCTGGCTTAAGGAATAATACAGTAGCCAAACCATCAAGCTTATCATTTGGTACTCCTTCTACGGATATTGCCCCACTTACAAGAAGTTGAACAATCATTTTATTAACTAAACCATCTATACCAGCAGTATATCTGGTCCATCCCTTGGTGGCTTTCTTAAGATGTTCTCTCATCTTTGAAGCCTCTTCATCGGTATTATTAGGGAAAGTTACTGTATGACTGGTGTTAGCTAACTTAAACATATCTTGCAATGCGATGCCCATATCAGGATTTACTTTATATAAATCCCGAATTAAAGGTATCACATCAACACGAAAAGAGGGTTCAACTAATTTAGTCAACCCTTGTAATGATGTAATTAAGTTATCGCTATCATCGTCAACTGAAACCCTACCAGGTGAAATTGATGTGGCAGGCTTTTCCTCTTTATTAGAGGATGTACCATTCTTGGGAGGGTCCTTCTTACGTCCCCAACCCCAACTAAAATTGAAGTACTTTTTCATCTTGGTTGTACGATTACGTTAGTTTTTCCTTTCCTTATGTGATTACATATTGCTTTTCCAAAGATATCATCATCGGCATATACGTCTCCTTCAAGGTCTACATCTACAGCTGAATTGTTAGCCCTATGTTTACCCATTGCAACAGGTCTACCTAAACCATCATAAATGAAGGTATAAGCTTCTTGTACAAAGAATGGGTCCTTAATGATTACGTGATCTAATCGAATATCTTCTTCCAAGTTTTCTATTATCACTGAACGATTCTTTTGGGTGGTTAACCAACCAGGGGATTTATCCATTTCAGGTCTACTTTTACCTTTTTTCTTTAGCATCTTCTGGTAGTAGTAAAGGTTAGGGTAGCCTTCATCTTGAAGCTTAGAAGTTACTGATAAACCAACGTCATTGGATTCTGGAGCTATTACTGCCCAGTTAAACAACTTCCCAGTATCACCAAGTAACTTAGCATAAGCTCCCACTGCCATTCTTCCCTTATATACTACTTGTTCTTCTCCTAGCTTATCCATACAAGTAAATGAAGAGTAGTCAGAAGCTCTACCAGTTGAAACGTCTGCACCAATGAAATATTCTTTATCTGATTCGGGTTCACAGAATTGTCGGTATTGACCATTAAATCTCTTCTTAATAACTGGGTAATCACTAAGGCAGTCTTCGATAGCTTTAATATCGGCTAAGTCGAAGACTGTATTACCAGATGATAAGAAGTCACCATCAATTTCTTGTGCAGTTCGTTTTGCTCCCAAAGCAGAAGACATTTGATTATACCAATTGATATCTCGTTCTGGGTGCATTTGCCAGTATAATCGAATTGGGTTAAAAGGATTACCTCCTGCAATGGCATCTACCCAAGTTGAGTGATAGAAATTACCAACTCCATAGGGAGTGGAATTGACGATGGCAGCTCCACCAGTGGAAAGAGTAGGGAATGCAGCAGCCCAAATTTGAGCAGCCCATCTTACTACTGCTGCCTCGTCAATTACCAGAAGAGAAAGGGATTCCGAACGACCGGCTTCGGATGATGTCGGAATTGATTCAATAAATGACCCATTATCAAATTCTATCATGGAAGCAGAACCGTATTCTCCAGCTCTACCATTGATTATGGGAGTTTGAAGGTACCATGGAAGATTCTTGTACATGAACTTAATCTTCTTAAGCACCTTCTTAGCAGTTGTGTCTTTGATAGAGATGATGTTTATCTTTTTGTTGGGATGGTACATCGCCAACCAAAGACAGTACATTGAAATAAGTTCTGTAATTCCTGCCTGACGGAATTTGAGAATGATATTGAATCGTTGGGCAATGAAATTGTAGAGAACAGATTTCTGAAATGGGTATAAATCGAATCTTACCTTTCCTCTTACTGGATGTATCACATAGCAAAAAAGGCTAAAAAAGAAAACATCACTAGAAACTCGGGATAGGTTTGATAGCTCCTCCCGAGTTAATGTAGTTCTAGTTTCTGAGATAGTCTTTGCCATTACTTAAAAGTTATACGTTATTTGAAATTCGATGTCAGTACCTATACCAGATTTTATCTTCGGATAGTAAAAGGTATTGACTCCGAATTTGTAATTAAATCTCTTAGTCTTGATTGAAAGACCAGCTCCCATATCGAATAGATTATTGAAAGGTCTGTATTTGCCATAGACGTATGGACTAAGTGATAACCTTGCAACTTTCTTTCGAGTTAATTGACCTTCATACCAGTTGTAGTTGTACTTATCTAAGTCGATTGGGAATAATCTAGTTGAATAAGTGTTAGTCTCCTTATTGAACAGACTTAAGTTCAACTTATCTTTCTTCAAAACAATTTGAACCAGGGAATCTTGGTTACTGATAACTGGCTGCCTTAGCATGGAATCAGGAAAGAGAGTTGGCTGCTTATTATCATGAACTAAGATTTTACCTGGTTCAACTTTTTCTGAGTACTTCTTCTCTGGTTTGAAGGGTTTCTCTGTGTATACTGTATCTGGGATTTCATTGACCGCTAGTTCCAGGGAATCAACCTCTCGAGAAAGTTTGTAATTCCTGAAGCAAAGGTAAATAGTAAATCCTAGAAGTACAATGAACAAGGCCCTTTTTAAATTCTTCATGTTCAAAAATTTTAGGAAGTTCGCACGCTTTAATGATACTATCTATTCGGTAATCGCTTAGCGATTACCTTTATCGAACGAAGTGAGATAATATCCAAATATACTACTTACGATATGATATATGAATAGCTATATATACGCAGATAAATATATAGATATATATACGTAGTATATTATATATCTATATATTTCAAGGCACCCCAGAAACTTATATATAAGACTTTATATATAAAGCTGAAACTCAAGGTTCTTTGGTATTTGCCTTTTTGAGGCATTTTTTGAACCAAATCCCTACCTCATAAACCGAACCTTTGGCAATTGTGTACCTTGCCTTGTTAAGCCAATAATGGTAATCCTTAAAATCACCTTCGAAGGTATTACTATTTTTGTGAAGGTAAACTTTGAATTTATCAGGGAATCCCATAATTGCCTTGAAGTCTTCGATTCCCAAGGGGTAGCCATCTGGTCTAAATTGCCTATCTGCAGGTCTTAGAGTTAAAGGAGGTTTATCATACTCCAATCGATATACTCCTGGAAGAGTACTCATCTTTGCAATTTTGATAGGCCACTTCTTTTCATCTTTAAAATCTCTAACCCAGAGTCTATGTATCTTTGCTACTGTAAGATTCTTCTTTTCAGGAAGCTTCCGATAGTCATACATTGCCAGAGTTTTACTCATAAACGGAATCTGGTTAGTATTATTTTCCTGAGAGAATGTGAGTGGTTTAAGTAAATTTCTAGTAGTTGTTGGAGTTTTTACTTGAAATACTTCATCAAAAGCATTCAAATATTTCTTACCCGTTTTTCTATGTACTCCAATGATAAGTAATCTCTTTCGTGATAACTGTGAGTTACCGTAGTCAGAAACGCTTCTTTCGTGAAAAATAAGTTTATAGTCTTCAAGAGTTTTTTGAAGATATTCTTTTGGGAGCAAAGATAGCAAACGAGGTAAGTTTTCAATAAGAAATATCTTAGGTTTATAATGTAAGATTGATTGAATTACTAGATTCAGGGATTTATTCTCTTGGGGATTGCCCAATTCTTTTACTTTTGAAAGCCTCATAATAGAAGATGCTCCACAGTCTGGACTTGAAAGTATGATGTCTGGCTTACAATCTGGGAAGGTTTCATCTTTATAATATGGTATACCACCAAAGTTCAATTTCCACTGCTCTAAGCCTTTAGTATAAAATACTCCTCGAGTTTCTATATTAGCTATCAAATTCTTTCTAAAAGGGAACAAAAGGATGCCTGCACCAGCAGACACCCCTAATACTTTTAATTTTTTCATTTCTTGTAGCTTCTCAATTTAATGTACTTAATCCAAGCAAATGGCTTACGGTCTTCCAAGTAACTCAGATTCTTATCATTATTGTGGGCTTCTTCTTCGAAACTTACATCATGATATCTTTCATTCTGTTTATTCCACTTGGCAAAGCACATGATAATTAGGTATTCAATAACATACCAAAGGTAGAAGAATCCAAAAGTCAGAGCCACTACCCACCAAAAGGATATACCGAATGATAACCAGAGTATGATACCAAGTACTAAACCCACTATACTACATTCAATCTGTTGTACCTGATGAATACGTTCATGATTGATATCATCGGGTTTACACTCTTCTACTTTGTGTTTGAAGAATGAGTTATACACCAGAGTAATTGCTTTGTAACTGGGGAAAAGGAATACCTTTGCTACCCAGCTGTTAAAATGACATCTTTTCATAATTTACCTTTAAAGTTTTCGTAAGCATTTCTTAGTTTTTGGTCGTAGGCATTCTGGGCATACCCGGGACCATTATACTTCTTGGCAAAGCCAGCCCAGTCCTTTTCTTTGAGATTACTCAAACAACC